AGCTGGACACAAAAGATTAACACCCCAGCAGCAACAGTTTCTGGATATGTATCTGCACAAGGATATGACACAGACCGAAGCGGCTAGGCAAGCAGGGTACAAAAACCCCACAGTGCAAGCTGTGAGGCTGTTGCGTAACCCAGTGGTAGCAGAACGCCTACAGGAGATGAGACTGGAGACACAGGCTCGTTTCGGGGTAACAATCGATAAATCTATTCGGGATCTAAAGAAGATCAGAGATCAGGCGTGGGAAATGGGCAAATTTAGCGATGCGTTGAGAGCAGAGGAGTTGCGTTTGAAGGCTGCGGGACTACTGATCAACAAGCAGCACGTTGTCAAAGAGGAGATCACAGCCAACACAAAGCAGGATATTGCGAACAAATTGGCAGACTTTAAGCGTTTGGCTGAGTCCCGTATGGTGAACGTAACACCAGATATAGGGATTATTGAGCATGACCCACAAGATATAGCGGAAGATAGCGAATAACCCAGATATTCCCATGAAACACCCCGTGCGGGGGGAGGGGGCGGCGACCATCGGGCTTTCCGGGCCTATACCAGTAGAATTGTTCGGGTTCGGGGTCATCGGGCTGCTGCTCGGGGCATCGGGATCGGGGTTTGATCGGGATCGGGCTTGACATCGGGGCTGAATCGGGGTCATCCTGTCCCCTCCTCCCTTGGAAACTACCCCCGGTGGCCCCGTGCTGCCGGGGCTTTTTGCTCGGGACTGGCAAAATGCGTACAATTGTTCGGGATCGGGCTGCGCCCTCCCCAGGGGAAACCCTCCCGGCGCTCGGACTCCGGGTCGCAGCACCCTCCCGGCCTTCGATTCACCAGTACAATTGTTCGGGTTGTTTTTGCCGTCCCAGTTGGCTGCGGTTTTGTACCACATGATACTTTTTTTATTTTTTTGTGCTTTTTGTTGTTGACAGGTGTCGCAATGATTGCTATATATAATAAGTAAGCCAAAAGTATAACGCCGTTAGGTGATTGTAATTGTGGCTAGGTCAGCGGATAGAGGATTCATATGGATACGTCCATACCTCCGCTGGCTGCACTTAAACAGGAGGGTTGCACAATGACATACAATGAATACGTCAAAACTTATGAAGCAATGCTTTCCATCTATCTTGATGGTTACAAACCAACCAACATACCATCCGAAGTTAAGGCGATGGTTGCAGCGGCTGATAAGTTAGTTGATTTTGAAGAGACTCACCCAGCGCATGCCGCAAAATATGAGGCGCAATTCTAAACACGACTAGAAGGGAGCAACATTTTCATTACCTGACCCGGCGAGAGCCGGGTATTTTTTTGTCCCGGCTGCGGCCCCCGGCGCTAACCAGTACAATTGTTCTGGTTGTTCGCCGCAGCCAAGTGCTGCTGCGGACTGGCACCTGCTGAAAAAAAATTATTTTTTTCTTTCTTTTCCTGTTGACAGTGTGTGCAATGATTGCTATATATATAAGTACAGAAGGAGGGCAAACGCCATGACGTACAAGTATGAAGAAATCAAAGAACACTTTGTAGACTGGATGAAAGAGCAGGACGCTGAGTGGCTAAAAGATAACAAAGACGACTGGCATCACCACGCATTCAATATGGACTATTACATTATTGGAACGCACAAAGCGATTGAGTGGATGGGTGACCAAGTATTTAAGATCATAGAAACCATCAAAGAGTACGAGCAAGACAACTTTGGTGAGGTAACAACTGACCTGTCCAGCCCTGAGAAGCTGGTGAACATGTACGCTTATATCGTAGGTGAGCAGGTTGTTGATGAATGGAGGTAGACAAATGAGTAAACTATATTTCGCCTATGGCTCAAACTTGAACAAGAGCCAGATGGCACTTCGTAGCCCCACCGCGAAAGCGTTGGGGTCTGCGTACTTTCCGAATTGGAGGCTAGTCTTTCGGGGTGTAGCCGACATAGAACATGGGGACGAGTACGACCTTTTGCCCGTAGGCATCTGGCGCATTGAAGAAGCAGACGAGGCCGCACTTGATCGGTACGAGGGTGTGAGTTCGGGACTCTATCGTAAGGTGGAGATCAACGGGATGCTAACGTATCGGATGAACTCATCGGGTACATATAGTCCCAGCCGTCAATACTTCGATACTATTCTTGACGGGTATCGGGACTTCGCTCTGGATACTTCCGAGCTATTCAATGCACGGGACAACGCGGGATTCGAGGAGGATCAACGGATATGGATATAAATTGTTCGGGTTATACTGGGCTGCAGCCAGGTGCTGCGGCCCATTTTTTTTGCCTGGGCCCGGGCAGCACCAGGCCATAACCAGAACAATTGTTCGGGTTTACCGGGTCGAGACCCGGGCAGCACTGGGTTGAGTCGGATCGGGGATCGGGCTTCGGGCTTCGGGGTCGGGGTTAGCTGCCGCTGCCAGTAATTGCTCCTCCTTTCTTTCACGCGCACACGCACGCGCATCCGATCAATAATAAAAAAATGCGAACAATTGTTCTTTTTGGGGTTTACTTATGCAGTGATTGCGATTATTACTTAGGAAGTGGCGCAAACGTGCGTCCACAAAAACAGAAAAAAGGTAACGAAAACAATGGCTTATTTAACAAACACAAGCTTTTTGACTGCTGGCGTAGAGCTAGAATTCCACAATAAGCGCGGACAATATCGCTCAATTGATCAATGGCGCACGCTTTTGACAGATGCCGGTTTTGATTGGTTGCTAGTAAAATATGACGGTTCCGCCAATGTTGATGTGGAAATTGTCTTTCCGCCAATGCCAGCACATGGCGCAGGTGGCGCAATGGATGATATACGCGCCGTCATGCAATTTATTGAAACCAACGGCGGCAAGGTATCAAAAAAGGGATGTGGCTTGCATGTTCATATTGGCAATCGTGCGGTTAAAGATATTTCACCTGCTTACTATTGGACGCATTCAAAAGGCACAATGGCATCAACCGGCGCGTTTTTCATGCCTATTGATGATCAATGCCATGACGTTATGCCAATGGCATTGGTCAAGGATGTGATTATCAGATATGCCAATCAGCAAAACGATGTTGATTTACTATTGCCACCATCACGGCGCGAGAATGGATGCCAAGCGCGTTTCTGCCATTCTATCCGCCGCATTGGTGACAATGGGCGCAATCATGACGAATTCAACAATGCGACTAGCGCGAATGAATTAAACCAAATACTAGGCAGAAAATTTGCTAGCGTTTCACTTGATACATGGGCGCGGGTTGGCACCATTGAATTCCGCCAACATCAAGCAACATTAGAGATTGCCAAGCTTGAGGCATGGTGTTGCCTGATTGACGCTATGTTTAGGCATAGCGATGCCAACCGCATTGATTATGCCGCCAACCGCACCGTCACCGTATCAACACCAGAACAGCCATACCGCAACGGTTCACGCATTGGCATGATGTGGGAAACAATTCGGCGCGATGGTGGTTCAACCGTTGCTGATATATCAAGCGTGACAGGTTGGGATGCAGGAACCATTCGCGCAAGGGTTTCTGAAATGCGCGCGCAACATGGTGACGATGCAATCATTTGCCACAACATGCAAGCATACGGTCATAGCTATGGTGATAGCCAAGGCAATCATGATCTAAACGGTTATGAGGCTATTCAATCAGTGACGCGCACCATTGAAGGTGAAGCGGCATTGTTGCCAGAAAACAGACTAGGCATTGCGTCAATCTTTGCTGGCTTGGATGATCAAACCTATGAATATCTAAACTCTAGACGTAATGCGCTAAACTAGCGCATTACACAAAACCGCGATTAGAGGCGCTTGCAGCGCCTCTTTTTTTGTGCGGTAGGTTACCAGTACCCGAACAATTGTACGCCATAGGCGCGGCGCTATGGGCGATTAACGCAGTGTTTGCATCTAAGGTACCCTATGGCTTGGCAATATGTGACAAAATCGGGGACGGGCGGGTATCGTCCCCCCCTTTTCTGTCAGCTTGACAGGCTGACACGTTGCGCCAAGTTCCCCACAAACAACCACCAAAAAATTTTAAAAAAAAATTTTATATAATATTTCCCTTGATTGTTTGCAATCTTTGCACTAAGTTATATGAAACAACCAAAGGAGGGGCAAATGCCTAAGTTTTTATTAAAGATCAGCGAGGATCCTATTGAGTTTGAGGCTCCTGCTGCTGAAGCGTTCTTGGAAGCATGGAAGGGCGTGTTTCCGTGGGAGTATGACAGTGACAACACATTCATGCGTATGGCAGCCAGGTCTGCATGCGACTGGAGCGGCAAGTCTATCAGGTTCGATACTGTTGAGGCATTCGCTGCCGACATGATTGACGCTGGTATGCTTGAGGAGGTGGAGGATGTACAAGGCTAAAGACTCCTACAGCATGTGGGACAGCAAGACGTTGGTAAAAAAGCGTAAGGAGCTTAACGTAACGCAGATGCACATGGCCCGGTCTTTGGGCGTAAGTCATCGAATGTATTGTTACTACGAGAGTGGTGAGCAGGACATTCCGCGTTCTATAGAATTATCTGTGCGTTACATGGAGAACACGAAGGGCAGTGACGTTTTGATGCCGACAGGCACGTTAAGTAACTTTGACAAGGATCGTATAGAGCGTTTGTGTAGTGCTTTGAGCGGCGTGGAGGGTACAGACGCTCATATAGACAAGGTTTTGAGGCAATCAAAGACCGAGTTAGAGTATCTGTTGTCAAAGTTTGAATAATAAACTATCATTGGCCTCGTGTATTTTTCATAGAGGGTTAGAGCATGACAAGTTTCATGGGGCCAATGGCACCTCCACCGCCTGCACAGCCGCAGCCACAGGCTATGGATTTTCAGACAGATCCTAATAACAGGCAGCGTTTTCGTCAGTTTTTGAACAATCGCATGCAGCCTCCCATGATGCAGCAACCGCCTATGATGCAGGCTCCTATGATGCAGCCTCCGGCGCACATGCCTCCCATATTACCTGAGATAGATATATTTGCGCCGCAAGGCTACGCTGACGGCGGCATTGTTGGTTTTTCTGATGGTGGTAGTACACAGCCGATTGAGCAAAGGGTTATGAAGAATGGTCAGATAGGTCTTTTCAGGGGTCAGACTTTTCTTGGTTTCAAGCAGGGGTCTGAGGAAGAGAAAGAGCCTCCTCTGTTAAGTCTTGCTAAGTTCAAGGAAGTTCTTGGTCTTGAGGATGGTGGTTCTGTGCCACCGCGCCGTACAGAAATCGGCGGCAATGACCACATGTTATCCTACATCACTCCAGACGAAGCTGACATCCTTATGGCCTTGGGTGGTTCAGGTGAGGCTGGCCCTATGGGCATTCCTTCTTACAACCCTAATGAAGACAGGGCTAACGAAGAAGCTGCCGCTGATGACGATATGGGTGACTCTGACACAATGAGTGGGCCTAGTGGCAATGATGACGGTCCAGATCCTTTTGCTGGCGAAGAAGGTGATGATTTCAGTGATCCTAATCAGAATTATGGCAATGATGATGGTTCCTTTAATCCTTCTGATTTTGTAGAATATGGCGTTAGCGATGACGCGACACAATCTGTTATAGACAACATTGTTAATAATTTAAACAATCCTCAACAGCAGGCTCCGGTTAATCTTCCTCAGCGGTTAGCTGAAACCCAGCTTGATCCTATGGGGACTTTAGCAAAACCTGACATTAACGAAATTTTAGACTTTGATGCAGGCCCAGTTATTGGTGACATTGAGTCTGTTGGTACTGGCATTGCTTCCGTCAACACTGGAGCTTCAAAAGGCACATCGCCTACCAGCAGTCTGCTTGGTGGCAATAATTTATTGAGTGACACAGACACATACAGGGATGCTATTGAGTCTAGGAAAGCGATGGATACAATAAATGCTCGTTCACTAGAAAACCAGCGCATGCAGAATAACCAGCTTGGCGTTAATGAAATTCAAGATTTCTCTATAGGCCCAATTGATTTTGATGATGAGTTGAGTGTAGATGTTCCTACTTCTACAACGACTCCTGCACAAAATACTCTTGGCATGGAAGATGAGTATCTTGATGAGGATATTGCTGCTGGCTTTGGACCGGGTGGAGGTGGTTTAGACACTTTTGCTTCCAGACAGCAACGTGCCGCAGATTACGCTAAAGACATGGGTTATGACCTTACTGATCGTTCTGTAAACAAAAGGGGTGCAGAGCGTGGCTTTGGTGGTATCACCGATGAGCAAAGAGCAGATTTAGAAAAACGTGCCGCAGGTTCAATATTTGGTGATACGTTTATGAATACTCCAAGAAACATTAATAACATATTAGCAGATAATAGAGCCACGGGCATTTACACGAATCCTGATGGTACGGTTCGCGGTGTAACAGGTTTACCGGATCCTGACGCTTTGGGTGGTTTGATGCAGCAAGGGGTTAATTTTCTTGGTGGATTTATGCCCAACTTCATTGGTGAGACATACACTGGCACAGGTGCAAAACCTTTTGACGGTGGTGAAGATCCGGGTGGTTCCGGCGGTGATGGCCCAGAAAGACCTGTTGCCAAGGTTGACCCATGCCCACCCGGGTTTAGTTTGGTAAATGGCACATGTACACCAGTATCAAACAGCGGAGATGGTAATCCTCCCGGCATTGGGGGAATAGGCACAGGACAGCCTCCGCCACCTCCGGCACCTGTGATTGTTCCATCACCTCGACAGCCTATGCCATTTGTAGGCACGATGCCTTCTGGTTATGGTACTGCGGTGACAGGTGGTGTTAACCCGCAGGTTATGTCAGAGATGCAGAAGTACGCACAGTTACTGTCGCGTCCACAGCCACAATACCCTGTTGGTTTAGCAAATGGTGGCCCTGTATCTTCCAACTTGGATATGGCAGCGGACAACTTCTTAAAGGCATTGATGCCAGCGGCTTAGTAAATGGATGAAGTCCTTGATATACCTACTGAGTTTCTGACTGATGCGGAGCTTGAGTCTCTTGGCAAGCATTTGGACAAGTACAAGGAGCTTCATGACAGGGAAGAGTATCAGGACAAGTTTTTGAAATTTGTAAAGCATGTCTGGCCTTCATTTATTGCTGGTGATCATCACAAGATTTTTGGTGACAAGCTGGAGCGTGTGGCGAGGGGTGAGTTAAAGCGTTTAATTGTTAACATGCCGCCGCGTCATACGAAGTCAGAGTTTGCTAGTTATTTATTTCCTGCGTGGGTTATGGGGCAGAAGCCTCAGACAAAGATTATTCAGGCAACGCACACGGCGGAGTTGGCTGTAGGTTTTGGTCGTAAGGTCAAGAACCTTTTGGACAGTGATATTTACCGTGATGTTTTTCCTGACATACAGTTAGCTAGAGATGCGAAGGCCAGTGGTCGTTGGTCTACGGATATGGGTGGAGAGTATTACGCTGTTGGTGTAGGCGGTGCGCTTGCTGGTCGTGGTGCT